CTTTCCGAAAACCTCATCAGCCTTCTTCTCGGTGATGACGCTCTTGAGAATTAGCTGAAGTAAAGCTGTTCGCCAGCCCCGGAATTTCTCCGTGGTCGGGATACCATGATCGTCGAACCGCATGATGGTCAGTTCGGGCATAAACCCGATCTGTACCCAGCATCCGACTTCGGCGTCGAAATCTTCTCGCTGGACAACCAAGGTTAGTTTCCCCGGCTGTGGGTGTCCCCGATACCAGCACTTCACTCCCGCACGCTGTAGTGCGAGGATGAAGGTAGAACTGTGCTTGACTTGACCGATGCGGGCTCCCGCGTCCGCGTACTCCTCGGGAGTCACGAACTGATATTCCTGTGCGGTCTTATCGTTGAACTCTTTACGTTCCGCCAGAGTCTCCAACGACTCCTGCGAGGGTGCGGCGTCACTTATCCGCCCCGCGTACTCCGCGATGGCTTCGAGCAGAGCAGGATCATCGTTCCCTAGCTCCTCGCCGTACGTCTCCCACCATGCCTCCTCGGGTCTTAACCGGGTGCCCTGATTCTTTGCGATCTCCTCGGGCGTGAGGGTGCCTGCGACGGCGGTGGGGGCTGCTGCTTCCCAGCGGTCGAAATATTCTTGGTTAGTTGTCATTACACAACCCCCCAACGATGCTGGAAGTTCCACTTCAAAAGCTGGACACTCAGCGTGTACTTATACAGCCCTGCGGGGTCCGCCACGCTCGGGCTTGTGTGGAGATAAACTCCGAAGCCGTAACACCACGATTGTTTCCAGTATGCCAAGACTCCTCCTAATTGTCGGCTTCTCAATCGGGAGGAGCCTCTGCACATAGATGCGTGATAATCGGTACATGCCACAGGGATCAGCCATGGGGGTTGCCGACGCTTCCCAACCGTTCTAGACCGATTGTTCTGCCTGACCCTCTGGGTTGAGTAATGCACCCTCGCCTTCGGGTACTACGACCACTGCATCAAACTGACCGGGCTGGTCAAACTCGCCCGCACAAAACCGCTTGAATGTATCGTCGTTGAACTGTGAGAGTTCAATCTGAGCCCGCTGGCTCTCAAGGGTTGCTCGCAGTGCCTTGTGCACTACGCGTAGAATTCTGTTGCCGTTGCGAAGCCGAGCCACTTCTCCTTGGAGAATGTTATTCGACTCGATCAAACTTTCGATGGTGTATGTCTCCTCCGACATTGCTCCTCCTATTTCTTACTTAGCTGAGTGTGTGATGATGAACCAAAGCCCTGTAGCTTGGAGCAGGACCGACAGAATCGCACACAGCGTTCTGACTTTTGCAAAATTGTCCACGTCTCCTCCGATGTGGAGCGTGCCGCCCCGTGCGGTGCCGATGGCACCCTAGAGCGGCACATTCTCCAGAATTTTACGGCATGACCGTAACGATCACTTGGACATAGATTCCCATCACTGGGTTTCCGTAATCCTGTGTCGGCTCGGGATCGGCTGCGGAACTCTCGAAATCGAAAGTCGGGAACCAAACCTCGATAATCGCCGTTCCAACATGCAGAGCGGTGACTGTCAGAGTCGCGTCGTTGGTGCTAGACGCGGCGACCGAGGCAACGCTCGGATCGTAACCCGCGAAGTTGCTCGGGTTATACCACGCGGGGGAGCCTGCTGCCGGGTCATTGAGTGACCGTGCAACGAAGTTGCCCACGGGGGAGCCGTACACGTTGTTCTTGGCGTCCACGCAATGGGCCAACCACTGGACGACATTGTGGTAGGCACCTTGGGAACTCAAAGACAGAGTGCATGCGTACTGTGCGACCGGGAAGCCGGGAGCGGTAGCTGCGGAGGCCGAAAGGCCTTCTGTAGCTCCGATGCCCTGTCCATTGGTCGGAGTACCGGCTTGGTGAGTAGCCGTATCAGGACCAGCCCAGACGCCCTGTGTGCCGGGATGGTCAACGCTGCCAGCCGCCGGGTTAGTTAGTGCACTTGCACCCGTGGGGAGTTCGCGACCACCATTATCTACGAGCACGACGTAAGCTGCTACGTCAAGACCGTCTGTGGGGACGTGCTGCGGATTGGGATTTGCCATGATGTTCTTCCTATCTAACACGCTGCATTTACCAGCGTGCGACTAAAGAGAAACAGGGCGGGGGATAAAGCCCGCCCATTTCTGTTTAGCTGATTGCGGATGCGGCGTCGATCTGTCGCATGCGAATCGTTGTGTCCGGGCCGAGACTCGTGGTGAAGTGCACACGATAGCTCGTCCATCCGGGGATCAACCCTTCAGGATCGGCAACAGTCGGCTCTGCGTTCTGCACGATGTTGCACTTAATGTTACGCCAGTCGCCGTCACCGTAAGTCGTGTCGTTCTGTGCCCCAAGGTTGATGGCAAAGATTCCGTCATGACCGAAGATGTAGGTTCGGAGGCCGGACAGACCAGTCACGCCACGGTAGTTCGAAATCTTCGTGACGAGGTTTGTCTGGAAGAAATGAACGCCTGTGGTAGGCAGTTCGATGACTTCTGTCAGGTCCACGCTGACCAATTCGTCCATCCGAGCCTGACCCACGGGGGTGTGCTTCAAGATGTCGATAGGAGAGTCGTTGCTGTTGTCAGCCAGCACGTCGCCAAGGGCAAACGGATGAATGACGCCAACAAACGCTTTGGACGCTTCGTCGAACGGACGCACCGAGCGACCCGCCAGCGACTGAACGCTGTTTCGGATTTGGCTCAGGGACAGTGCCGTGAACGAAGATGTGCTGGACGCAGCAAGCTGTGTCAGCACGCTTGCGTCGATGCTGGACGCACCGTCTGCGGTTGCCCGCACCAGTGCACTCAGGGACTCGCCCAAGCGATAGGACATTTCCTTCGCAACGTTCTCGACGGTGCTGTCGATGGAGGTAGCCAGAGACAGAGAAGAGAAGTTCGCGTAGTCGGCGTACTCACCGATTGTGGCTGTGGTTGTCAGCACGCTGACCGACAGGCTGGAACCAACGGTTCCTTCTGTGGTCTGGTTCGTGTTCGCTGCCAGAGGCACGTACATGAACATTTCGTACTGGTTGCCCGACTTCATGGGCAGGTCAAGACGCTCTGCACATGCGACGAACGGGGTCTGGGCCTTCAGATTCTCACGGAATCTTTTGTCGTAATACTTCACCGTGGACTGAGGCAAGTTGGAAAGCTGGTTGCCGCTAGGAGAAAAACTCATATTGCTTTACCTTTTAGGCATTGGCACGTTGTCGCCGCCTATCATCCACTTCCTTCTGGAGGCGGTTGACTAGTCGCACGAAGTCTGGATTTCTCGCAGCCTTCTTGTACTGATCGGCAGACATCGCATCAATGTCAGCAAGAGTCGTAGAAACCGTCCCAGAGTTTGGAGAAACCCCGGCGGCTGAAGACACTCGGTCATTCAAGCCTGACGGTACTTGACTATGTCGCTTTGCTTGCACTGGTTCGGGCACGCTAATCCGAGCGGGCACGACCACAGGTTCCTGCGTTTGCGGAACCACGGTTTCCACGGGCACAGCCGGAGGCTGCGACACGGGCATCTGTTGCACAACAGGTGCTTCATTCAGCAATCCCGCTGAACGAAGTTGCGAACTAGCTAATTGAAAATTATCGACGGTAGGTGCTAGCTGGTTCTTGAACATCCAGTCCGTCAGAGTTGTTGCGTTCTCCTGATCTGTGGCGTTGTCGCCGGTCAGGAAGTTTTCGTTCTTTGCGAACGAAATGAAATTATCTTTGGCCCGCAGTTGCAGAATCTCCATCTGCTGTTTGTTCAACTGCTCCCGCAATTGTGCGGGCGGAACACCGACAGCAGACTCAAGCAAACGGTCCCGAGCAGAAGCGAACTTCTCCGGGTCGCTCAAATCCTGAACCAAGTTGAACCGCTCATCGGCGGTCAACGTGCGTTCTTTGAACTCAATCGCACCTGTGAAGCGTTCGGCTTCGGTTGGGATCGCCGTGGACGGCACGTTAAGCCGTGCTTCACGCGATACCTTCCGCAACTGGCGTAGGATCGAATTGTTCTGGGCGACCAACTTGGTCGTCAGTTCGTCCGGCGTGTGGTACTTGATGACTTGCTTGCCGCCCATCGGACGATTGAACTCATCCAACGGCTGGTACTCGTAAGTCAATTCCGGCTGGGCGACGGGCACGACGGGTGCCACGGGTGCTTCTAAGATCGGCGTTGCAGCGACCACAGCGGGCTGGGTGCCGGGATACGTGCGGCGAATCAGCGGCTGGGATACTGTCGGTCTGTCCGGCATCGAAGGGTCGAGCGATTCCCCTTCCGGCTGGGCGACGGGTGCTACGGTCTGTGGTTTCTCCAAGAGAGTTTTAACCTCCGCACAAAACGCGGGGTCTTCTAACTTCTTGCGGTAATCCGCACTTGGCATGTTGTCTAAATCTTGCAGTGTCAAACTCATATCTCCTCCTAGATTTGTGCTTCAGGCGTTGTAGCGAACTCTTCCACGTACTGCGGAATTTCAGGATTCTCGGGCCTACCGATACCTGATTGGTTGTACGCATCAATCGCGGTCAACTCTGCGATGCGTTGCATCACGCCCGAGTAGAACATGCTCGCGTACTTGACCATGCGATGAGATTCGAGAACTGCTTTCTCATCGTCCGAGTTGAGCAATCGCACATTCATCAAGCGGATTTCTTCCTCCATCAGTTGTTGAATGATGTCGAACCACTCCTGCTTG